CTGTTCCTGATACTGATGAAGACTAATGCCCCACCGTTTTGACAATATCGACATTTCTGCTTTAACTTTTGATAATTATCATGAGTTATTGCCAAAAGAATTAGCACGACAAGTTGATATGTTTGTGCCTCCTACTGGCTCTTTTGATGAGCGTATCATGCGGCGCTATATTCAATCAATCAAAGATTTTGAGCTAGAGGATCCTAATAGCCATACGACTTTGGCCAATCGTTTAAGGCTGGCATTCAAAGACATGGTGCCAGATACAATCTGCTCTCGGTTTCCAAATGCAGACTTACCTTTAAAAAGACGCCTGCGTTGCGTAGCAGAATATTTAATTCGTTCTGAAGAGTTGATCAAAATGAAAGATGAAAGTGGTAAGCTAATCAAAAAGCGAGGTGTGTTAGGCAAGATGGTTGTCATCTACCAGCCAATGCCTAAGCTACTTACTGTCCTTAGAAAACAAGGTTTGATTAAACATGAAAAGAGAGGAAATGATTCAGGGAGTCCTAGGTAAGGACGGCAAGCCTGAATATTTGAACTCCGTTGTCAAGATGGTTCTTGGTGACATGGGTGAGTTTTTTCATAAATTTTGGCACGAATCTGGGCCAGGTGTTATGGTTCTTCAGCCAGGTGCTGAAGATAAAGGTATGTTTTGGCTTACATTGCCCCAGCTTAATAGAGCAAAAGAAGACTCGGAATCTAAAGAGTTTCGTGAGCATTTGGAGACAATCCTTGAAGCCGTGCAAAAAATTGATCCAGCTAAGAAAGCTGGTTACATGATTTGGGACGAACGTGGTACTCGTTATTTTGAAGTAGATTATGAACGAGAAGCTGAAGACTAATGGGCATTAGGCGTGGTAATCAACGCGTTGAAAACTTTGAATGGATTACGAATCGAGATTTAGTTGATTCAGCTCACTATGTATTGGGCGAAATTGATCTAGATCCTGCTAGCTCAGCTAAGGCTAATGAATATGTCAATGCAAAAAAATATTACACCATTGCTGATGATGGTTTAAATGAACAGAAGTGGCACGGAAACGTGTATCTGTTTCCGCCTTCTAATTCTTATTTTTGGCATAAAAAGTCCCACCGCTGGAAGGTAACGCGTGGTTTATCGCCAACCTTAACTGCCGGTCATGCAATCTGGTGGAGAGCAATCAAACGAAAATGGCTTGAAGGTGAGATTGAATCAGGTATTTATTTTACAAATTACATCGATATGACAATGTATTGTCAAGATATTTTTGATCATCCTGTTTGCATTTTAAAAACACGGCCTAGTTTGATCAGGCACTATTTCCATGAGGACAAGGTCTGTACTCGCAATACAGGCTGTTCGTTAGTTGTTTATCTGCAACCTAAGACAGACATTGAATCCGCCACTGACAATTTCATAGAAACCTATAGTCCCAAAGGGCGAATTATCCTGTAGAGTTATAAAACTGCTTCAATGATATGAGCATTCTCAGTGATGGCGAGCTTGCAGTTCTCGCCAATGAAGGCATGATTCAGCCTTTTACGGATAAAGTAGTACGTGAAAAAGACGGACTAAAGGTCTTGAGCTATGGGCTTGGTTCATTTGGTTATGACATTCGTTTGTCACCATCTCAGTGCTTACTATTCGGCGGTGTCCAGCACGGAATGTGTGACGCTAAAAACTTTGATCCTGAAATCTTAAAGGAGACCGAACTTCATGAAGACGAGCGAGGCCAGTATTTCATTATCCCTCCTTTTGGCTATTGCTTGGGCGTTGCTGTTGAACGCTTGGCTTTACCCGCAGACGTTACCGTGGTTGCAGTAGGCAAAAGCACATACGCTAGAGCCGGAATCATGGTCAACATTACTCCAGCAGAAGCTGGTTGGGAAGGTTATTTGACTTTAGAGATTAGTAATTGCACTCCTTTGTTTAATCGTATTTATGCAAATGAAGGTATTTGCCAATTGCTTTTTCATAAAGGAGATCGATGCTGCACTAGCTATGAAGAGCGCAAAGGAAAGTATCAAAATCAACCGGCTGAAGTAGTATTGTCTCGTGTTTAACCGTAAGGTTTACCAAATGTTGCTTTAGGCTTATCTGCGTAGTTAGTAGCACCTGCATAAGGGAAGTCATCGCCTTCTGTGAACCCTGCTATTTGTCCTGATCTATCTGTGTATGGCTGATCGTACTCACGCTTTTGACGGTATTTCGCAGCACTACGAGCTGCTCTCAGCGACTTTTCAACACGATTCTGTTTTGCTTCACCCGCAGCATCACCTATCCGTGCAGTCTTGCGTTCCTCAGGATCAAGGCCACGTAAATCAACGTCGTAAGAATCTTCAGGATTTAAGTCAGAAGTAAATTTTGCAGACGTTCCTGAATCCTTACTAGGGTCGTATGTAGGTGAATAAGTCATGTCTCAATTATAATTAAAGAAAATCGTTGTGAGAAAATGCATTTCTTAGATGAATTTATGGGTAATCACGATACTCTTAAAAATCGCTTGACTACACTGGATACGTTTGGTCAGCCGTTAAATAATGAGTCCAATGATGTTCCTATGTATGATCAATACAATACTGGGTTAGCAGTAACGCAGCAAAATATGTCTGATCGTGTTAATTTAGCAGTAGATCCAAGAGTACAACCTAGATGCGGATTAACGGGAATGATTCCGAGCGCGGAGGAGGGACTAATGCATGGAGCCCTGCCGCAGCCTCGTCAGCTAGTAGTGGACATGGGCCAGCTGTCGCCGGAGGAGCAGGAAGTGACGAAGTACAACCAGCGTCGTCTACTGGGTGGTTTGAACCGATCCTAGATAGCGAAGGTGAAATTAACGATTGCCCCGGTGGAATATGTCCTGTCCCTTGGGCAACCAAAGAAGAACCTCCTGTTTTAGTCGATAACGTCAACCATCCTGAGCATTACAATACAGGCGGTGTTGAGTGTATTGAAGCCATCGAAGCACAACTAACGCCAGAAGAATATAGAGGCTACCTACGTGGAAACTGTGCAAAGTATCTTTGGAGGTGCAATAATAAGGGACATACAAAACAAGACCTCGAAAAGTGTCAGTGGTATCTGAATCGTCTCTTAATGACCTTCGACGATTAAACGCTGAGGGCCGTCCTTTCAAGAAAGGAGATGTTCGGGAGGACGGCTACATCTTTAGGGCCTATGAAAAAACAAAAATCACTAAAGAAGGTTTCTATAAAGAAGCTTGGTTATCGCCTGAAGCGTACGAGCGCTTTCAACATTGTAGTAGGAAAGCGATTAATAAACACAATGCTCGCTTAGCTCTTGAAAGAAGAAAATTATTGGATGAAATCAAATTAAAAACAGGATGCATAAAATGCGGATATAAAGAGCATCCTGTTGCTTTAGATTTCGATCATATTAACCCGGAAACAAAGGAATTTACAATAGGCACCTCTTACACTTCTGTGTCGTTAAAACGTTTACACAAGGAAATAAAAAAATGTCAAATACTTTGTGCAAATTGTCATCGTATTGAAACACATAATTCCAAAATATGTTTGGCGCGAAAAGAATAAAGGGGGTATTGAGTCACTGAAAAAAGCTCAGTGGTATTTAGATAGGCTAATCAATTTAGGTTAAGTAAAGATTGAAGGCGGCTCTTCGTCGTCGTCTTCAATTAAACCTTCTTCAACCATGAACTTAGCGATTGCTAGTTCTTGGAGTTCGATGTCAGAGGGAATGTTGAATTCAACTTCAATTCCCTCTGCTATTAACAAATCTTTAATGGTTTGCAATTCCAACAGGCGACGGCTGTAAAGGTTTAATAAAGCCGTATGCATTTGATCCCATGTCATCTCATCTGCGGCTAGCTCTGCTTTACGCATTGCTAACTGTAAATGAAGAGGCATTTCATATTGCTTTAGATTATTTTCTTCCATTGCTGTTTGTGCTGTTGTCTGTATTCTACTTCCAGTCTTGATAGATTGCCTGCAATTCTTTGTCAGAAAAATCTTCCAATGTTGTGTGATTGTTAAATTCGTTAGCAAAAGCCGACAATGTGTACGGATTCATACACTCTTGTAACCGTCTAATCGCAGCAACTTGTCCTTTAGATCCGCTGTAATCTCTAAAGGTTTTTAGCAAAACATCTTTAGAGGCATTTAAGATTTGATCTTGTTCGCTAAGAAACAGTTTAATTTCATGTCTACGACGATCGATCAAACCACCAATAACTTGGTGGTGGATGTCGAAGATCCAGCAAGCCATATCTTGCGTTGCCTCTCCATAGTCATCTTCTTCTAGCCTGTCAATAATATTGCTATAGAGAAATGCATCCCAGCCAACAGAATGCACAAACGAAATCAAGGCATTAATCATTGAATGATCTAGCCCTAGATTTAATTTAAACAATTGTTTAGCAATGGTTTCTACCTCATGCACAAGGTATTCCATTGCTTTTTCTTTAGTTACGCAATGGCCCTGCTTAACAGGTGTGCCGTCAGGATAAAACTGGGTGCCATAACCAAGGGTATATGGTTCAGCACCCGTTTCTGGATCTGCATAAGCACGTTCATTAAAACCTTCAAACGTTTTAATTAAACGCAATGCTTCAGTATAGGGATACATAAAACCACTACATATCCCATAAGTTTACATTATTTTCCTTGTCCGCGAGTTTTTTTGCGTCCGTGACTCGGCTTGGAATGTTTACCGTTTCCTTGACGAGTTTTCTTGGGAGAACCAACAACGTAGCCGCCGCCTTTTTTCATGAGTCTAAAGATGCTTCACACATAATACTAAACAAAAATAACTTCATCTGTTGAAGTCTTTGTTGTTCTTCTGGCGGTCTTGCTGGAGAACCAGGCCAATATTGAATTGCATCGCAAACAGCAGTATATAAAGTACGACAGTCTTCAATACTTATGTCAATTTCTACGTTTACCACTTTACTTTGTGACTCCAGTACCTAGCACTCATTTTACTTGGCTTGCTATCTTGTGCATTGTGCCTGGCATAATATGATTTCTTGCGTGCTTTATCTTTGGCTGACTTTGGATTCTTGCCTGCACCTTTAACACCTTGCTGTCCAAAGCGAATAATCTTTTCTTTGCCACCTTCACAGGCTTTAACAACATGTGATTTAGTTCTGTGACTTGGTGTCCTTTGCGGCTTATTACATTTCATTTTGTCTTTATGTAACTTCGCTGCCGAAGCTGCTTTTCTTGCTTTAGACATTATGTAAATAAGTTACCAGTCCATGAATCTATTATCCCACGCCCTGTATCACTAGCATAATCTTCATCAGGGAAAAGATCAAAGAAATTACTGGTTCCTTCATCGTCATCATCATCATCTCCTGCGCCATATAAATCTCCTTCTGTCCCTCCTAGCAATCCTTCAAATTGTGACATTGCTGTAAAAGGATCACTGCTGATTTCCGATAATTCTAAATCTCCGCTCATAGCTCTACCTACAAAATCAAGATCTGCTAAATCTTCTGGTGAAGCATCAGGGAAAAACTCTGCCATAAACTCTGATTCTGATCCAGCATAACCATTGTTTTTAAATATTTCATACATAGGGTTTCTGCTTTCTGTGTCAATATTTTCTTTGTCATTGATAGCGTCTGTCGCTTGTTCATAAGTTAAATCTTCATCAAGATCGTAAGATCTCATTAATTCTTTCCATTCTTCTGATCCAACTTCAATGTCTCCTTTTTCACCTAAAATTTGTAGCGGATCTCTATCAATGTAATTCACGCCTAGATTTTCTTGATTAGCTTCTTTTTTCTTTTCATTTAAATACTTAATGCCTTCACGGATGGCTTGAGCTTCTCCTGTTTCAAATGCTTCTGCAATATATTCTCTAACCTCTTCCATACTTGCGTCTAGATCTTCAATACCAAATTGCTCTAAAACTTGTTTCCACTCTTCTGCATTCTCTGTAGGATCAATGCCTTCAAGAATTGAAGATGCAAATTCATCTGGAGTCACAAATTGTAAAAATGCTGCATCATCTAACTCAAGCTTTTCTTCTGCAACAAGAGGCATCAATGTATCATTGATCCAAGTATTCACTGTATGGGCATCTACTAAATCTGCCGCTGCTTCGAACTTAAGTCCATCACTACCAATACCAGCTACTTCATAATGCAATCTTGCAAACTGCTCTTTATCATTTATATCTGCTCCGTATAGATAAGCGGCTTGTTCCCAGGTTAATGTACTGCCTGGTATCAATTCACTAGGATCAGTTTTTGCTTTTGCCCAATCTCTGTTAACAATTTCTTTTTGTTCTTCATATCGTGCAAGAGTTGCAGCTGGTGCTGTTAATTCATTATTTAATTCTTCTTCTGTCATGTTTTCATATTTTTTAAGAGGATCAAAATAAAACTCTGCATCAAACGCTGCTTCTGGTGTGTTTTGTTGCAAGTCAGTAAAATAAGCCTTTGCTCTTACATGCGCTGTTTCCTTTAAAGCATTCATTGCTGTTTGAGTTTGGAAAACGTTCTGTTGATTTTCATCTAATGTGTCTAAATAACTAATAAACTCAGTCATTGATTTAGACATATTGAAACGAGGCCTAACATATTCTTTGAGAAATTTATCAATGAAAGCTTTCCCTTCTTCAGTTGTTAAATCATAAACAATAGGATTGCCATCTTCGTCTACTCTCTCTCCTTCAATTGATTCCATATTTTCAATCCGATCAATAATATTGTCTTCCATCCATTTTTGCCAATTATATTCAGTAACGTTTCCATTAGGGATGCCTGTGACGTCATCCAAGCCTTCTTTTAAACTGTTTGCATATTCTTCAGCATTGACACCTAGCATTCCTAAATATCCGCCGATTCCAGAGTCTCCTAGAAGGCTGTCAGCTAAGCTTTGACTTGCTCCATAAACCTCACTAAAACCAGGTAGATTACGAAATATATCTAACTCACGTTCTTTTTCTTGTTGCTTTTTTAATTCATCAACACTTGTTTTTAATACGTCCTGCGCAAGTCCTGCAAATTTGTCTTGCTGTTCTAAATCTGCTTCACTAAAAAGACCTGCTAATTGACCTTCTAAAAGACTAGGGGTTGAATCTGTACCTGAATCTAAAATATTTTCTCCCCATTCAATGGTTGCTCCATATTCATCTGTTCCTGTTAAACCTAAAACTTGATCCCTAATAAGTGCTAATTCAGCTTCTGTTAATGTATTTTTATACGCATCAGCTTGTTCGGTATCTTGCTTTTCTTGTCCTCTAAGCCCTGCTTGTTGACCGTAATTAGAATAGTTATACCAAGCATAATTTGCTAGGCTTCCATATCTAGCTGTTACATCTAGGTCGTTATTAGGATCATATGGATTGCTAGGATCTCCATAACGAGTAGCATTGCTCCAAGAGTTGTTAAGACCTACAGAATCACCATATTCATCTAAATAATAACCAGCGTCAAAGCCTCCAACAATATCAAATTTTCCTCCGTCAGTATCACCATTCCATATTCCACCTACTTTCTTTTCTGCATAGTATGCGCCATAACTATTCTTTAATGCATTTTGCATTTCTGTAGCTCGGTCATAATCAATGTGACCAGCTTGATATAAATCATTAATATAATTTCCAGCCTCTCCGTTATAGATTGCATCTCTATTAGATGTATAGTGGCCCGACCGTGTATTCTGTGCCCACTTGATTATATTGTTTTCAGCTTCATTAATAGCTACATTTCTGTTGTAAACAAGATCACCACCTTGATTGGCTTGTGTTGCAAGTAATTCCCTGTTTTCTGCTACTTGTGCATTAAATGTAGTTGCTGCTTCTTCTCTTGCATCCTCTGAGGCTGCATTCCAGTTTTCTGCATATTGTGTAACAGGTACCCATACATTATCGTAATTCCATTGATTCATTGCAGCTTGCCGTTGGCCTGCTGCAGCCTCATTTGCCTTCTTGTTTTCTCTATGTGTCTCTCGTACGTCCCTTAAGCTACCAAGTACATTGCTTGTTTTCTTGATGGGGTTTCCTGTTGGATCTGTAGCGTTCTTTAAAGCTTCTCCCAGGCCTTGGCCTGTGCCGACAGTAACTTCAATAACTTTAATAGATCCTTCTTCTTCTGGAATTACATTACCGTTTTCGTCATAACGTACTTTCGCTTCAGCTTTTGTTGTGCCATAACCACCTGTATATTCATTTGTTTTGTTGTTATAAGCAACATAATATTTTTGTTCT